CAGTTGTCCCGCTAACTATAGCAGGACCTAACCCAACCAAGCAATTGGGGCCCTCGAACACGAGGCCGGTTAACCGCCTAAAGGTTCTTCTTACTCCAGAAGAGCGCCGTTCAGTCAACGTCGCACAACGGAGAATTGCCAAGACGCTCCCGTCTAATCTCCGCACCACTGCGTTGAGTAAGGCAATTACTGAAGTTTCACCCGACGTTCTGTATCATAATGCAGTTCGCGAATTAATGAAGCTCAGGGATAATGCAGAGAGGCTACAGACCCGTGCATCTATCAATCGTTTCCATAAGGCACACACAAACTTCAATAGGAACCAGAATACTCATCTGGATTCACCCTCGTTTGTAGCTGGAGCCACAATTCAACAACGATTTAACAAGGCAATTTTGAAGGCCACCAACAATAGCATAGTCGCTGCTGCTGGCCCGAACTCTCGACAGTTTTTTGAGACATTAAACACGTATGTCCCATCTCCCGCCTTGTCCACCCGTGTGCAATCAATTGCACCGCCAGCTGCAGTCACAACATTTGCTAATGCTGTTTCTGCACCAGTCCATATAGACCGTGCTGGCTGGTTAATTCTTGGTGACCCTCCTGGGTCATTTCAAATACGTGTTGTGCCATTGTCAGGCGTTTCTTATTATTTAACTGTCTGGCCCTCAATGAGAATCTCTATGCTTTTGTCTTTACTAGCTAGAAAGAATTCCGGAGCTGGCTGGTGGATGCTTGACAACCACAAACCCATTTCGCCTGGAACTGAAGACAACCCACTGGTTGTATCAGATTTCAATCTAAAATCAACATCAGTTTTACATGGTGTTGGAGGCCTTAATGGAGGTGCCCGGACTGATAGGAAAGTCCAAGACAAGGGCATTGACAAGGGTAAAGCCCCGAAGAAGAAGCAGGATAGGTACCAAAAGCCGCCCGCTTGCCACACATGTGGCCTTTTCCTTGATCAACATAAGACCGGCAAATATTGCCCCAAATATGACATCAAACCAGCCGACATCGATACTGTGGCTGGTTTGACAGTCGAAGCGGCGATTTTATCTGTTGAACCAGATTATCCGGCATTGCCTCCTGTATTAGATCAGGAGCCATGGGTTGAAATCCCAGATATTACACCTTTTACCATCACTCCATCACTTTCGGCCAATTCTAGGCTAGAATTTGAAATTAAAACGGCCAGCAAGATCCATATGATTGATCCTATTCAGCTTATGAATAATGTTCAGGCCTCCTATGTGATGAAGACAAATCGTTCACGCTTTACATCATTATTCTTTATGATAGCTTTAGCATGTTTACTTTCTGTTTTAGGCGCAGTCTATAGCATTTTTACTGACACAATGGTTTATCATACCATAAAGTTGTGGATAACATATACAAATGCAGCTACTACGACCGCCAACTATTTGAAGAAACGGCTGTTATCTCTTCTTATGGATGTTTGTGTTGCTGGTTTTTCATCCTACTTGTTTTATAATATCTACATTACGTTTGTAGTATCGGGTTTTTGGATGTTAGCCATGTTTCTTGAAAAAGACAACACGTATCAACATTATTGCGAAGCACATGCCGCAATGACAGCCATGGATGCCTCGGATTTTCAATTCGAGAAGGGGACAATACCTCGTAAAATCATCCATTTTAGAAAGGTCCCTTCGGGGCAATGGGGCTATTCCTTAGTACCCACTGTTGTCGTTCTTTCAAAAAAGAACAGACATCTCGCAGGAGACAAAGCTTTCACCCCAAAGAACTTACACGACATAGCTCTGATTCCTGAAATCATTGAATTGTACACCGATCCCATTTATTTGGATCCCATGTTCGTGCATCTGAGAACCACTTACAGTTCTCCGGTTTATTCTCTTTTTTCTTCCCTTTTATTTTTCTTTTCTTTTAAATGGGTTCACTATTCACAAATTTTGTTTTTGTATATTGGTGGTCTTACACCACCTGTGTTTGTGCGCCCAAAATCTCAATCGGTTGGTTATCGTTCACCAATCCACGACTTACCTATTCCCGTCATTTATGATGATGTCCGAGCTCAGTCGGTTTCCCTAGGTAAGCTTGTACATAAAGACCCTGTTCTCAAACGCCTTATATATTCAATTGGCCGAGATCAGCTTGTATATTCTGAAGAACGAATGGTTAGCATGGCTCTTATTTTTGAGGCTCTTGCTACACCAAGCTTGATCGTTACATCCGAACCTATTGATGTTGTTGACACTAAAGTTGACTTTTTCTTTAAAAATGCACACTTTGTCAATGTTCCATTGCATTCGTCGCTTCACGAAAATGTTTTATTGAACACAATATCTTTTACCAAACTTTATCTTAGGTATTTACGTATCAAAGCTGCCGGCACTTCTTTGTCGGCTTTCATCACCGCGCCCGTCTTCTAAGGCCCCGAAGACGCTTTTGTTATGGGTATCGTGAATCTGAATTTTCTTCGATACCGGGACTCTCTGGTGTCACCTTTTTAAATAAAGGTGTCCCTATTTCTATGTCCCCTACTTTCAAACTGAAGTCATTTCGACCAGTTCAAGATCAGTCACGACCCGTAGTTATGGCATCTTTAGGATGCCATGTTGAGGGTGCATCACTTTTAAAACCTGATCCATCCGACCCAATAACAACAGCAGCAGGCGCAATGTACCGTTTTTGCAGACACATTCCTCATGGAAGTCGTACCAAATTCAGGTTGTTCGTCCAACGTTGGCTTAAAAATAACATGGTCCCTTTGGCCGTGGATGCCGACGACACGTTTGAGACATGGATAAGGGCCACCCCTTATTCCAATGCGCGTAAGGACGAACTTAGGGCAAAATTCCAGAAATTAAACTGTGATTTGTCCAATTTTGCTAGTGAGTTACTCAAGGTTAAATCTTTTGTTAAAGATGAAGCCTACGAAGAACCTAAACATGCTAGAGGAATCAACTCTAGAACTGACGAGTTCAAATGTCTTGTCGGGCCTATGTTCCAGTTGATTTCGGTTGAGCTTTTTAAGCTCCCTTGCTTTATCAAAAAGATACCGATAGAGCAGCGCCCAGATTACATCATCAATATGTTGTACAAAGTGGGCGCCACCTACATTGCCACAGATTACACCAGCTTCGAAGCTCATTTCGATGCTGAGTTGTTTGAGGATTGCGAGATGCAATTATATGAATACATGGTTTCACAACATCCTAATGGACCTATGTTCATGAGTGCCCTAAGAAGGGCTTTCATCTCAGTTCCCAACAAGATATTTTTTAAACTTGTTACAATGGTTATAGTAGGAAAGAGAATGAGCGGTGAAATGAACACATCGCTTGGAAATGGATTCTCTAATTATATGTTCATGCTATATTTGTGCGAAGAAAATGGTAACACAAATGTAGCAGGCACAATTGAGGGGGACGATGGCCTTTTTTCTATGGAAGGACCGGCACTACCCCAGGACGCTTTTATAGAGTTAGGTCTGAATGTCAAGATGGACATCCATAAAGATCTTAATTTAGCCTCCTTTTGTGGTATGGTGTTTGATCTGGTTGATCGCACCAATATTACGAACCCAATTGTCGAACTTGTCAACTTCGGTTGGACCGGTCGAAGATACGCCCATTCCTCTAAGAGCACCCATATGTGTCTTTTGAGATGTAAAGCGCAATCTTTAGCTTATCAGTATCCACGCTGCCCCATTTTGTCGGCTTTTGCCCGCAAAATTTGTGAACTTACTTCTGGTTACGACTCAATGTCGTGGCTTGAATCCCAAACCAATGCATTCAACCAATATGAGTTGGAGATGGTTAGGGCTGCAACGAAGTGGTTCTCAAAATCTAAATTAGATGGCGAACCAGGAACTGCGACTAGACTTCTAGTTGAACAGCTTTACGGCATTACGACACAGCAACAGCTCAAAATTGAAGAGTACATTTGCTCGTTGACAAGCATCGAACCGCTTAATAGCCCCCACATTGCTGAGCACATACGCCCAGTGTGGAATGAATATTATGAACGTTATTCAATAGTTCTTCCGATCAATAGATCTAATATTCCTGGTATGCGGTGGCCAAAAGTCAGAGAACCTGCTGACTTTTCAGGGTTTTTGAAACCCGGATCGTAAATCGATCTGTGCCGAGCACTATAAAACATGAGTCGAC